CAGGCCTATTCTTCCCATAATAACCAATATGTATTTGTCTATTAACTTTAGGCATTATAACATACATATCGTCTTGTATCATAGCAATATCAACTAATCTATTAATTAATCCAGCTTGCTCATTGTGCACTGGTTTTTTATATTTATAACGGCTATTCTTTATAAAATTTTTATCGAGCGCCGCGACAAATTTAGATCTACTATTAGAACTAACATAATAAAAAGGATTAACACAATGAATAACATACTCATTAAAAAATTTCTTAGTTATTAAAGGCGCCAATGCAGCATAATGATGCCCTTTATATACCTCATTTATGCTGCCTTTATTATTATTATTAAAAGGAGACAAAATACTAAATTTTCCGATATCCATATTTAATAAAACATTCATATATTCAAAGTACGTTTTGTGAACTAATATATCATCTTCAATATATATAATATAATCATTTGCCACACTAAATGATTTTTTCATTCCTTCTAAGATATTTTTTGATAGCCCAAATTTTTCAGTTCTTGTTATGATTTTCTTCTCAAAAGGGTACTCTTTTACTAAATCTATGGTTTTTTGCGGCGATCCGTATTCTATTAAAAATACCGTAGTCAAATTATGTGGAAAATTATAATAATTTCTTGCTGCAATTTCATATTCAATACTTAAATAAAGCATCTCTGGCCTATTAAAAACTGGCCTTAAAATTACTTCTTTGCTCATTTTATTTCATCTCCTTCTTTAATTCGCCATACTTCAAAAATAAAACAAGATGCGTTTTTAAATGCTTCCCAACAATCTGGATGCATACCGTCTTCATCAGAAGCCCATTCTTGTATACCATTTAAAAGAGCAGTGATTATTTCCTTAGCATCGCCTTCTAGATCATATTTAGAACAATTTTTATGATGCTTTGTAAGTAATAATTGATTAGTCCTTGCCCAATTTTTACATTCACATTCCATTTAAAACCTCCTTAAATTATAAAACCCAAGCTATTTGATATTCATCTATAACTTTCTTATACCCCAAATTTTCCATAAAATCAGATATATAACCACCTTTACCAGATTTCTCAATATTATCATCTATAGCTATAATGGCGCCTTTTTTAAGTCTTCCTATAATAGCACATAGTTCTTTAATATGATGCAGCATAGATGGGTGTGGTTTATTAAAATTAATATCGAAAGAATCTAAATATAATAAATCAATATCTGTTGGTGGATTTAATCCCCACAAAAATTTTACGCTGTCATTACAAAATATTTCTGTCTTATTACTAACTAAAGATCTTGCAATATTACAATGAGTTTCATTAATATCAACACTAATAACTTTGCCATCGTGAAAATTTACAAATTCATCAAACAAAACCGTACTCATTCCATCACTATTATAATTGTTTTTAGATCTAGAACACCCAGTTTCCACTATCAAATAACTATCTTTATTTTTTTCTTCCAACAACTCAAACAATTTTCTAAAAGTTTTTACTCTTTTATTAAGCTTTCCAAAATAAGTTTTATCAAAATGATCTAAAAATTGTGACATAATGTCTCCTATATTGGCTCAATTATATTACCAAACATTTCTTCCCGCACTAACTTTCTTTTTTCGAACTCTAAATCAATAAAAGTTTTTTTGTTTTTAAATGAACTAATTCTTTCAATATCCGAATTTTTTAAATCAAAGTATATGCCTTCTTCATCATCACGATAATCCCAAATACCTCCAAGTTTTTCACTACCATCAACTTTATCAATTATTACTTCCAAAGCTAATCCAAGAGGGTGTAAAAATCTTCTATTTAATTCTTGCAAATATCCTTTTGATCTAAATTCTTTTATATCCATCCTAACTATGTCATTACTCATTTTTATATACCACCTTATAAAGATTCAATAATGTTTATTATTTTTTGTCCTACTTTTTCCCAACTCAAATTTTCAGCAATATATTTCTTTAACGCTTCCCCTTTAATTTTAGCCTCTTCTTGATTACTATATACGTGCCTCATTAATTCAATAGCATGCCCACAATCAGGTTCTGCCCACATTTGCGCTTCATCTTTTCCGTGGTTATACCACGGACTCCAATTCATGCCAAAAACTGGGGTTAAAGAATAATTTACTAAATAACTATGTTCTGGCTTAGCATATTCTAGAACTCCACCTAAACCAGTAACTATAGCTGGATTAGCAGTAGCGCCGGCTTCAAATCCAGAAAGTCCAAATCCTTCTCCTCGATTTAAACTAACAAAACAATCGCCTGCTTTATGTAAACCTAAAACTTCTTTTCTAGTTAACATGTCTAATATTAAATAAATTGGTGGATAATTACTCATTCTAGTTACGTCTTTTAGTTTTAGAATGGTATTTCTTACAGCATTTTTTTCTTCGTCAGAAAAATCTCCTCTATAAGTTTTCAAAATTAAAGCCACATTTTCGTTATTTCTAAATGCAGCCCAATATGATTTAATCAAAGCAGTTGGGTGTTTGCGTTCAGTATTTCCAGAAAAAATAACTTTTCCATTTCTTTCTACTAATATAACATGGTTAGGAACCGTAACACCATAAATATATCCATCATAATCAATTAAATCTAAATTTGCATAATACATACTGGGCTCATTACAACTTCTATTTACAGAAATAGTATATTGAATTGATTTACTATTAATATATCTGCCATCTATTTTACCAGATTTTTTACAAGTCGGATCTTTGGTTGAAATCGCTCCAGATAATCCTATTTTCAAAAGACATTCCAACACATCTTCAGCGAGTTGTTTTGAAGTCGTAGTATATTTAACCCAATTACCATTTTTATATAAACTTCCATCGCCTTTAAATAACGAGGTTAATAATATTTCAATCTGTCTAGAACTTAAATTTTTAATCCATTTAGGTATAAACTTATTTTTTGCTTTACCAAATTGTTTTAAATAATAGTGTATTTCTTTAGAATGAAATACTATATCTTTCTTAGCTCTTATAAAAGGCCTATACCCCATCCTACCTATACAATTAAATATTTCATTTATATAATTTTTATTTTTTATCTGTGTTACTACATTTATATATCCCCTTTTATCTTTGGCTTTATATGTAGACCCCTCAGATAAATACCAACCTAGAAATTCTAAAAAAAGATCCATAGAAATTTTATTGGGAAAGCCTTTTCTTATAGTATATTTTTCACTACCAAAAAGCGGAACTTCAAAAAACTTTTTCTCATTTTTGGGCGTCCATTTACAATTTTTTTTAGCTCTATATTTTTCCTGAACTATAATTTGTTTCTTTTTACCAATAGACAAAAGTTCATTAAATGGTTTAATAATCCATTCAGAACTATTTTTATTTCTAACTAACATTTTATGATCTGGAGTAGTACATATGTCAAAAAAATGCCCAGTTAAAGAGGCCATTTTATCTTTTCTCTTAAATCTAACTATTTCTTTAGGGATCTGATATTCCAACTCTTCTGTATTTTTATTAAAAGTAGCTATCTCGTCTTCATAAGACAAATTTTTAAAATATTTAAATCCATCTTTAGTCAACACCCTAGTTTTATCATCATAGCACCACTGATCTATATTATAAAATTTATAAGCATCTTTTTTTATACCACTAATTGAATAAGGTTCTATATCATCATACTCTGACATATCCATGCCATGAGGAACAACAAAAATAGGCACTTTTACTCCAGAATCTTCAAAAACTTGCTTATTCCATTCACAAGCTACCATCACAGCATCAACATTATCGTTTATAAATTTTGGCCAATCTTCATGTAGTTTCGTTGTTTCCCACACACAATATCCAACATTAATTTTACCAGGTTCTTTATGTTTTTCCCAAAATTCTGGGGTTGTGTGTAATATAACTATATTATAATCTATATCTTTATTTACAAGATCAGCTAAAATTTCGCCAGTTTTCCCCCAATCAGGAACTTTTTTTTCAAACGTAATTGGTTTAAGTGTTAAAGGAACGCCTAATCTATTTAATGCCAAAACATATCCGCGAGAAGCATTTCCATAACCTGAGTGATCAAAAATAGGGCCAAAATATTTAATGCCTTTTATTTCCATAATTAAATCTCCTCGGTTTTAATTATTTTATCTATATTACTTTCTATTTCTTTCTGAGCTTCTTCTTGATCTCTGCCTATTTTTTCATATGACTCGTCAAATAATTCCACCCATTGTCTTGCAATACCTTTCTGCCAATCCATTTCCTCAACTACCCATTTATAAGCATTTTCTGCTTTCTTTGTCGCTTCTTCTCTATTAGTATAAACATCAACCAACTTATCAACTAGGTCATCAACGTCTACTAATGGGCGTAAAACTTCATTATCATGAGGTAAAATTGTAAATAAACTACCGTTAGTTCCACTTTTAACTAAATACCCCTTATCTTCAGTTATAAACTCTGTCATAGCAGTGTTATTAGGCATAATTATTGGAGTTTTTGCAGCCATTGATTCAATCCAGCTCAATCCGAACCCCTCACCAGTAGTAGTACTAATAATAACATCGCTTACATTATATAAAGCATTAACAATCTGTACAGGATATCCTTGATTAGGGCCAAAATTTTGAGGGAATATAACATCTTTACTAATATCAAGTCCCATATTTTTACATATTTCTGGTAAATTCCATCCTTGATCTTTCATTGCCATATGTAAATACAACATAGAATCTGGCACTATTTCTCTAAATTTTTTGAAAGCCACTAATGTTCTAGGAATATCTTTTCTTTGTTGATTTCTATTAAGATTAGTTATTATAAATTTATCCGCTTGCGGACCAAAATATTGGTTTCTAAAAGCCTTTATTTCATTATTTGTAAGAGGAAAATAATCCTTAGTATTTACACCATGACTTATAACTTCAATGTCTTTCCTATCAGGCAACACTTTCAATGTTTCTTGTCTATTAAACTCACAATATGCGACTAAAGTATCAATCACATCTATGTTTTTACCCCACTCAGGTTTTAATATAGAGTCTATAGGATAATATACAATACTCTTAAATGGCTTTTGCCTTTTTGACTTTAAATGAGGCATTAATGTCGGCAAAAAATCCAATATAAACGTGTCTTGTAAAAAAAACAATAAATCAAAATCCATTTGTGGTATCATATTTACTACTTTTTGCCTACCATATGGGTCTTTTTGTTGATTTGTACCAGTAGGCCAGATTCTATAAGGAAAATTGTGAGGATCTCCCCAATAATTAATTCCAAGAATATCAATATCATATCTGCCAGTATTATAAAGAGCTTCAAAGATATTTCTGGAAACAGTTCCAAATCCAGTAGCAGCTGTAGGACTATCACAATAAGCTAAAACTTTAATCTTATTCTGATTTTTAATTACATTTCTAACCTTCTTAGTTTTAATTTTCTTTCTATTAGACATTATATAATCTCCTTTACCTCTTGTTTATATTTCTAACAGCTAAAAATGGATTAGTATAATTCTTTGTAGCCGTCTCAATAATTTTAGATTTATCAATAGGGCTGTCTTCTACATATTCATCAAACGATCTCTTAGAAACTGTTATCATTTTTAAAAAATCATTTAACGGTACAAATTTATAAACTGTTTTTGGATCATAAAGAGTGGATGGATTTTGTCTTATATATATTAGATTATTTCCTCCTACTAAATCTTTTTCATCGTTTTTTATTTTTTCTATTATATAAGACTTTAGTCTTTTTTCATAATTATCTAACACTCTTTTTCTATTCCTAATATCTAAATATTCTGCCACTAATTCATCTTCGTTTTGATCTTCTAGCTTTTTTTTCAGCACTTTGTCGTTTTTTGATGCTTCTATATATGCAGGACATTCATTCCTAAAATCACACCAATTACACATATCATTAAGAGAAGGTTCAACATCTTTTTCTTCCAAATTCAACATTTCATTATAAACAGCTGATAAATACTGAGAAAAAGATTTTCGTTCTTTATTACTCCTATAAGTATAAACAGGTTCGCTTCTTAAATAATCAAGGCATAAAATAATTCTTTTATATTGCGGAAACTTAATATTAGCAACAACATCATATATAGACAACTGAATATCATTCTTCATTTCTGCCTGAGTATAAACAAATTTAGATGTTTTATAATCAACTACTAATATAGTGTCCTCATTCAATTCTACTACTTTATCCATAGCACCAATAATTGGCACCCCTTCATTAGTTGTTACATTAAACTTATCTTCTATAGTTACTATTTTACCAACTTCAAAACCTCTTATTTTTTCTAAAACCATGGCCATGCCTTCATCATAAACACCTAAATCTTGTATACCTTCCTTAGCTGCTGTCTCCATATATACTTTTTTAACTTTTCCAATATCATAAGCACTAAATTTTTCTTTCTTTCTCCATATATCACCAGCTACTTTTAAAGCACTATGTACTGAAATTCCCAACTTAAAAGAAATATTTGGCAATTTAGATTTGTGGAGTACATAATTTGCCCAATACTTCCAACGGCATGTCAAATACATCTGCATTCTAGTTGCTGACATTGATATCTTTCTATTATCCATAATTATCTCCTTCATTTCAAATTTTCTTCTATAAATTTATCTATTTCATCTTGTGTACCAGATACATAAAATAAAGTAACGTCTTTAACCTGTTCTCTTTTTCCCAAAAATCTAGGATACACCTCTTTTGGGTACTTTACTATTGTTTGCCTACAAAAAGGGCACTTATTACGCATTCCTACATTAGGTTCTGAATACCAACCACATTTATCACAATAAAGAATAGTTACCATTAACTCTCCTTTTCTTATTTAACACTCAATACAAATTTATAATAATATAATGCTTGCAAAATACTATCAGATATATCATTCCCTTCCTCAAAACTATAATCATTTAATATTGGTTTATATACCTTTTTTATAAAATTAAACGCTTGTTCTTTGGTTCTAAGACCAAACTTACTTCTAGTAGTCATAATACTAATAAAAATTAAATCTTTTTCTAAGACATCAAAACAATCTAAATTTAGTACACCTATAAACTGTGTTAGTGTCTTTAATGTTTTAACATTTTTTAAATAAGTTTCTTCTGCAATAACGTGACTTGGCTTACACATCTTTAGTATGGCTCTTACACAATAGTCAAAATAATATAACTTTTGTGATAAGGAAAAATTTTTCGGTGGCTGTATTAACCCAAATTTTTCTACATTGCTTTCAACTAAATGACACCATCCAGTAGAAACAGATGAAACATCAAATGACAATATACTATTTTTTATTTTTTTCATATTTCTTTTAATGCCTCTAATTGTTTTTCTGTAAGATCTTCTTTTTTAGGCATTCTTATATTTAATTTTACTAAAAGATCTCCGTTTGGGCCGCCATTTTTCCCACTAGCCCCTTTACTAGCAACTCTCAAAATAGATCCATAATTCATATCAGGATGTATTTTTATAACAATCTTTTCATTTTTTTCTACAGCACCACTACCACCACATACTTCACACCTATCCTCAATGGTAAATCCCCTACCTCTACACGCATTACAAATTATTTGATTTACCATTTTAACATTTCCATGTTCACTTGTTTCAGTAATAACTCCAGAACCACCACAAACCTTACATTCTGTTTTATTTATTCCGCCAAGCCCTTTGCATTTATCACATGCGTCTTTAAAACTATATTCAATTTCTTTATCTACACCACATATAGATTCATATAATGAAATAACCATTATATATGTTAAATCTTTTCCTCTTATAGGCATGTTTTCACTATGATAAGATCTTCTAAAAGGAAAGCCGCCTTTAAAAAAATCTCTAAAACCAAAACCATCAAAAACATTATTCTCAAAAGGATCGTCATACTCAGATCTTTTTTTATCATCAGATAATATGCTATAAGCTTCATTAATTTCTTTAAATTTATCTTCGTCACCACCAACATCAGGATGATACTTTTTAGACAACTCTCTAAAAGATTTTTTTATTTCGTCCTTACTAGCGTCTTTATCAATGCCTAATATTTTATAATAATTTTTAGACAACTACTCTTCTCCTTTTAATACTTCCCATTCAAACCCACATGAAGAACATTTAAAATCATAATCGCCTATAAGATAAGCAATCTCACCACATTTAATACATTTATGAATCATATCAGACATGTTTAAATAACTCTTATTTTCTGATCTTTTAACTACATATTCAGCATCTTCGCCAAATTCTTCTTCCATCAAAGTTCCAATTTCTTCCAACATTTGTTCGAGACCTTCTTCATCAACCATGTTACCATCAAGAAACTCACCATTATTTAATCTCCATGTATAACCGCATATATGACATGAGCAATAATCTACTACTATATGTTCACCACATTTACTGCATGTAATAACATCTTTATACATGATACCTCCAGAATCTCTTTTACAATTATGGCATAACATATTAATTCTCCTTTATTTATTCATCCTCCCTTAACATTTCAATTACACTTCCTATAATTCGCACTTCGTCTTCTTCTACTACTAAAGCTATAGGAGTAAAAGCCTGATTATCTTTTAAATCTGGATATTTAGAAGTAGCAAACAATACTTTAGAAATAGAAGGCATGTATAATATATCATTATCCAATATATTAAATTCTCCATCTTCTTCTGAATACATTTCTTCATCAAGATCTTTATAAAACCCCTTCCTAGGAATTATAATTTCATATTCTTCTGGATAAACTTTAAACTTATAATTCCTAGCTGGTAAAAGCATCATAGTTGGAGTACCAATTATCTTCAACATATCTTTATTTTCTTTCTTTTTCTTTTCAACTTTTTTCTTTGGCATGTTAGCCCCCTTATTTTATAACACCTATAATCTCTATTAATTCATCTAGAGAACAATCTGCAGGGTCTTTACCGTCATAAGGTAAAAACAAAGGTATTAAATTTATCTTACCGCTCATATTTTTCATAGCGTTCAAAGTACCTTTTATACCAGCCTTATCACCATCAAACAACGTCATAACCGTAAAAACTGTGCTGTATAATAAATGCTGTTGACCATGAGTTATATTACTACCCATACATGCTACAACATTTTTATATCCAGCCATATATAATCTCCAAACAGACTTAAATCCTTCTACAACAATTATTGTTTTAGATTTGCCAATATAATTTTTTGCTCTATACAAATTATATAACACTACATCTTTCTCAAAACCTTCTGTCAACAAATATTTATAATCTTCATCTGCTTTTCCTGTTATATCCCTACAACTATAAGCAGCTAGTTTACCGTCTTTGTCTCTTATAGGAACAACATCTCTTTGAAAACCATATTTATCTACATACCCTCCACCGATTTCGAACTCATCTAAAACTTCCTTAGTAAACCCCTCTTTCTCAAAATAATTAGACCTAAATTTTTTAAAGTTTTTCAAATACTCTTCATTAACATGTCTAGGAGGTAGTTCATATTTACTAGCGTGTTGTACTACTTCTTGTCTATCCTTAGCTCTCTTAAATTCTAAATAACTCGACTCATCATGGATATTAATTCCAGTAATACTTTCAAGATATCCAACAGCATCACTAAAATTCAAATTAAGTATATGCATAACTAAAGATATGACATCATATCCTATTTCATCGTGACAATTGTGAGAAAAGCAAATCCAATTTTTAGTCTGCTTGTCCATTCTGAAAGAAGTTTTGTTATCGCCGCCATGAACTTTACATGGTGCTCTTACTTCTTTTGAAGTGCTTTTAGATATATTAAATCCAAGTAACCTAAGTAAAGTATCTACATCAATTGCGTCTTTAAGCAAATGAAGTTTATATCTAAATTCTTCCTTGTCTGGAAAAGGTTTTGATTCATTATAACTCATTAGTATCATCCCTATCTAATTCGTTTGTATCATAATCAAAATTTTCCTGTTCCTTATATTCACTGCCTTCATAATCTATTAGCTGGACCTCTGCCTCACTCATTTGTAAAGATCTTTTATAAAAATTAAATCCTATACCTTCTATAGGTGTTGTTCCCCCCCGTCTACTGTCTGTAATCACCAACTTATAGGTACCTCCAGCTATTCCAGCCTGCTGTATTTCTTCAGGCATCTTAGGTTTAAGAAACATCAAAACATCAGCATATCTTAGAATTCTATCACTATCTGCAATATCTTGTTGCCTATTAATTTGATTTGCAGCAAAAATTGGTATGTCCAATTCACCTGATAAATCTTTTAATATAGTAGTAACATCACCAAGTAGCTGATACTCCTTTTTATTTCTAAAATCAGCTCCAGGAGGCGCTTTTATATAATCAAATATACCTAACTTTATTCCTTCAATATGTTTGTATTTTTTGTATATGGCAACAAGCTTATCTATAGTATAACCGGGCATATACTCGTGAAAAAACTTGCCTTTTTTTATTGTTTCTACAGCTTGATCAATATTATAACTTTCTTGTTCACTATATCCGCCATGTTTAACCCGTCTTTCAGGAACTCCAGACATCATAGCTATAACTCTATCTCTCCACTGTTCAAACGGCATTTCTGTATCAATATATAAAACTGGTTCTGATAACTCATAAGCTACATATGCAGCTACTGTTGATAAAAACGTACTTTTACCATGTTTTGGTCTTGCACATACAATCTGTAAAGTACCAGGAATCATACCATCTATTCTTTTATCAAGAATAGTAAACCCTGTACTCATTCCACAGTATTCTATTGGATTATCTCTACGTTCGTTTATATATTCATCTATGCCATCAGCTAAATTTCTTGCTTCTTTAACAGATTTAGATTTCATAGACAAAGTCATTACATCATTAGTAGTCTTGCCTAATAAATCAAATGAAGTAACATTATCATCTTTAGCTTTTTCTTTCAATAAATTTAAATTAGAACTAAGCTGATTATATAATTGATATTTGGTGCTATTATCTAAAACTTTATCAATATAATGAGAAATATTGTTTTCATCGAAGTCTAGACCCATTATAGCACTTACATAATCATAACTTCCTATTTGTTGCAAAACTCCATTTTTTTGAGCTTCATTTGTTACCATAGAACTATCAAATTTTGATATATTAGTTTTTGCCAACGTTCCTAATATTATATATAACAGTCTATGCTCTGGCCTTAAAAAATCTCGTTCTGATACCTGAGAAACTATTGTATAATAATTATCTATATTTCTAAAACAGTAAGAAAGTAACGCTCGTTCATATACCGGCTGACAAAACTCGTCTTTTACAGCTTCACTCATTGCCATCTCCTTTTATACAATTATTTACTAAACTACGGTTACATTAACCGCAGCAGGGCCTTTCTGGCCTTGTTCTACATCAAAGGTGACTTGATCGCCTTCTTTCAGTGACTTAAAGCCTTCTGCATTTATTCCAGTATGATGAACAAATACATCATTGCCATCTTCCTGCTCAATAAAGCCGTAGCCCTTTTTATCGCTAAACCACTTTACCGTTCCTTCTGCCATATTAAGAACCTCCTTTTAAAAATTTTAATTCTCTACATCCTTCTTTCGTCGCGAGTAAATTTTAATTCATGTTCGCGCCGTGTTAATTCTTTTTTAAAACTATTTATTAATTCAATATAATATCTTTCCAAATTCTCAGTCATAGTCACTTCTTGTTCTAAAGCTTCTATATCTATTTCAACTTGTTTAAATTCTTCATTAGAATCAATAACCTTTCTTTTATGCTCAGATTTAGTTAATCTACCTTTAACAATATCAGATTGTTCAATAGATATTTCTATGAACCTTTTCTTTTGCATTAATAAAACTTTGCTTTTATTTACCTCTGAAGCAAAATAAATTAGGAATTGCGATATACCTATTGTATATTTACTAATGTCTTCGCTACTAGTAGAGTCCAATGTTCGCGGGTCATAACTAAAAATTTCTTCCATTAAACTTTCGTTTCTTGGCATTTTATAAACCATTAATTTTTCCGCTTTCTTATTTAAATATTCGTTTACTTTGCTCATAATTATCTTGCTTCCTCATCTATCATTCTCTCTTCAAAAATAGGCTTTTTACCAGTACAAAAATAATCATGTCCTATAAGTTCCCCAGTTTTTGGATCAAAAAATTGCACATAATCTGATTTATAGCCCACTTGTCTACATTCCAAAGATAAATTACAATACTTCTTCTCCCCATGAATAGTTCCATCCTCTAAAGGAACGAAATCTTCACAGTCTTTATCTAAAATATCGTCTTTCTTATCTTTCATTATTATTTCTGTCATTTTTTAAAGCCTCGCTTTGTGCTTTTATTATTCTTTTTAATAACACATTTTTAGTAACCTTTTCATAGTAATCTATGGTTATAAATGGAATTTTATTTATTTCAGTATACTCTATTTTCAAATTATCTCTTTTTTTAGACTCAAAAAATCCATCTCTGTCTTGATGGAAATGCTTAATAAACTCAGCGTGCTGTCTACCCTGGCATTCAAATACTATATCTAAATCCTTAATATAAAAATCAAAAAATAGTCTATTGCCTTTATAATTTATATAATGCTCTTTAATTATAATATTATGAGGAAATACTTCCTTTAATAAATCATAAATTTTGTCAGACAATTTACTCATTATACACCCAATGTTTCCTTAATAGAATTTCTAATTATTTCATAAACATCGTTATGTTCTTTGAGAAAATCAATTAAATTGTCTTTGCCTTGAAATTTTTCATCGCCATAATAATACCAATTACCACTTTTATCTATAATACCAAATTGACTTGCAAAACAAGCTACTTCTGAAATAAAATCATACCCTATACCATAAATTAAATCTATGTCAGCTTTTCTCCATGGTGCTGCAAGTTTATTTTTAACGATTTCAAATTTACATTCATGTCCTGTAACAATTCCTTCTTCATTAACTATGTGTGATGATTTGCTTTCTCCACCCTCTACTTTTATTCTACCTGTAGTATAAAATCCAAGCGCTTCTCCGCCTGTAGTTACACGAGTATCTCCCCACTTACCGATTTGATGTCGTATTTGGTTAATAAATATAAGCAATGTGTTTGTTCTATTGGCTATTGGCGTTAATTTAATACATGCTTTACTCATTAGCCTTGCTAATAATCCTATGTAATTATCGCCTATTTCTCCATCAGCCATGCCTTTAGGCAACAAAGAAGAAACGCTATCTATAACAAGAATATCTACCTCACCAGTCTTCATAAACTTTTCAGCTATTTCTAAATTTTCATCGCCAGTAAATGCTTGAACTAATTCTATTTTATCTACATCAATATCTACACCAGTTTGTTTTCCCATATTTCTAACTAGTCGTGGATCTAATGCGTGTTCTGCGTCTACATATACAATACTCTTTAAACCTCGCTTAAACGCTTGCATAATAACACTAAGAGCAAGCGTAGATTTACCACTACTATTTGGCCCATATATTTCATAAAGCCTTCCTCTTGCGAAACCGCCCACTCCTGTAGCCGCATCCAACGCTAAACAGCCAGTTGATATAGCATCTATTACAAGATCTTCATGATCCCTAAGAAAACTAATTATACCAGCCCCATATTTTTTAATTATGGATTTACGTGCTATTTCTAACGTATCTGACGATTTTTGATCTTCAATCTTTTTCTTTTTAGCCATTATTTTACCCCCGCATTCTTACTAATCCTTTATCATTTATAACTTTTTTATTAAGAAGATTAACAAAATTTTTACAGTCTGTGCAATATACTTCATATATACTAGATATTCTTATAATTCCTTTACCATCTATTTCATAAGGATATCCCGCCAACGTCCAATTTTTATGTTTACAATCTATTTCATTCTTTTCCATTATTTTTTTCCATCCCAGCTAAAATTCTATTTAACTTTTCAGACTTAGCTTTTAAAACTAATTTATAATTATCCTTCATATATTTATTTTCTATTTCTTCTTCCATTTTAATTCTAGTTATTTCTACCTGTCTATTTTTTTCCATGTTCATAATAGAAATAGCAAGATTTACTACCCATCCCATTCTCAATATACTTACATTTACTATCGGCTTTTCTAATTTAAACATCTCTTCATTATCAAATATAGCATCTATTATAGCAACACATTCCTGAATAGCTGTGTTTCTATTTGTATTTTCTTCTCTCGACTTTACAATATCACTAACTATCTTTATTTCTTCTTTATAATGTTGGATATAATACTGCATCCTATCAGGATATTTATTCCAAAGTCTAGCATAAAAATACTTTCTCAAATCAGGAATATCTTTTACACTATTATTTACTTCTAAAGGCTCTACTACTTTATAACCATAGTCCATAAGAATTTTTTTAGATTCTTCAATTCTTATTTCCTCAATAGATTTATCTCCAGCAAACATATCAATATTATTAGTCATTAAGCTTTTTTCCAATTATAGAAAATTGACTATTACATTTATTACAAAAATAATCATTACTTAAATCAGAACCACATATAGGGCATACATATTCAAGTACACACAATTGATTGTATTTTCCTAACGCTGCTTTTTTTCCAAACCCATCATATATTTTCTTTTGATTATCGTTCAAACATTTTACCTCTTTTTCAGTTAAATAATCAATCATAATAATAAGCCTCCATATAAAATTATTTCTTTTTAAAAAATATTGCAACTCTAGGTAAATGATATGTTCTAGTGCCTATAAATACCCTCTTCTCCACTTGAAATTTGCTGGGATCAGGATTAGGCATAACAAACTTATGATAAACCCAAAATTCATTTTCCCCTGATAGGAGAATTTAAAATGTCTGAACAAAAACCCGGAAGAATTGAAAATCCAGTCCTTGAACAAAGCGCAAATCGTAAAAAATGAGAAGCACGTCGCAAATATCTTCAAGAGCACAAGATACCCATTATATTAAAAGTGGTTGGTACAATCATAGCGTTTTTATTGTTATTAATTGGTATCTTAAATTACTGTGGTCAAAACAACCAACCAGTCAAAAACAATGCAACTGCCAATGCACAAATTGATACAAATTGAAGCCAGTCCAAAATAATTGGCCAAGAAAAAACGTGGGTTTTTAAAAACTTAAACATGATAACCTCCTTAATTTTTTATATCGTCCTTACCAAGAATATTACGAGCTAAATTCATTAACCATTCTTCACAATATAAAGGCATACCGCCTTTATGTTTAGATTTGCCTGGCCTAGGAAGAAACCAAGCAATGTTTTTATCCTGAACCTTTCCAAATTCCATAATTATCTCCTTCTAACAATTGTTAATAAAGCAGTGTGTTTATCATTATCCTTTGATTTAAATATTATATAATTATTATTCTTAGTAAAATGAGCTTCAAGATACTCACCTGTAAAATCTCGTAATATTGAAGCTAAAGCAATTCCATTGACATCTATATCTAATTCTGCACCAAAAGCATCGTCAAACTTATGTAATGCTTCTACCCTATCATTCTTAAGCATTAACTCGCTACCACTAAAATTTATAGTCAGTCTATGATTATCCTCAGGATCCAAAACATCCATAACAGTAATAACACTATCAGTAAAATCCATCCTTGGAAAAGTAACAAACTCTTTACATTCAAACAAAGCCTTATAATCAGGGTAATCTTCTCCTATAACCAAATGACCAACAATATACATATTGTCAGACTTTATATAAACCTGTCTGCCTTCAAAGCTCATAAGGACTTGGCTATCATCTTCTAATATAATATGTAACACAGTACATAAATCATGCCTAAAAATCTTTGACAAATTTTTTATATCAACATTAACATCTACAGTATCTTCTGCAAGCTTTATCCCGTTAGTCCCGACAAAAATAATATTGTTATTTTCTATAACAACCTTTAATCCTTTAAGAGCATTTCTCACATCTTTAGGATCTACACAATGAAGAACCTTCTCTATCCCTTGTTTAAGGATATTGCTATTAACTATTAACTGCGCTTCTCCAAAAGGTTTTATAGGCTGATCTTCGGCTATATTAAAAATTTCGAACTTAAGTCTTCTATAAGAAGGCTTACTACCTGGAAATAAAGTTTTAGCCTTTATTAGACCTTCGTCATTTTTAACAACAAAATGAAAATCCTCTGTCCCATAATTTTCAGCAAACTGAACAAACTTTAAAAGATACCCTTTTATATCTCTAAGTTTACATAACAATTTGCCATCCTCTATAATTTCAAAATTATTCGCGGATATAATAACATGTACCAATCCAGAAGTAGCTTTAAATATTAATTCTCCATTATTAGCTTTAATTTGTATCATACTTGTAATATCATCCGCGCCCATTTTTACTACATTAGATAACTTAGAAATTATATTTTGTAATTCGCCTACTGGTATTTTAAATTCCATCCTTTTCCTCCTTGCATTTACTATCCTTTTTGCCTAATTCATAAGCTTCTAAAATTGCGTCTCCTACCCATGATAAATCTCTATAAAACATTACATCCTCTGGCTCCATTCCATCACTATGACGTCTAATCTCTTCCCCATTATGTAATACTACTAAATCATTACAATAATATTCATCGTCGTGAACTATTTTTATCTCTAACATTACTTACTCCTTTAATCATGTAATAAATTTCTACATTGTCTATTAAAATCATCTATAGCATTTTGTATATCTATCTGTACATTATTGTATTCATTTCTATCCATAGCCATAGCGTCACCATTTGGTGGTGCTTCACCTACAAATTTCTGATTATCTAAACAACTCAATAGATGCTCAAAACTATCTTCTGAAATAACTACATTGCCTTTTCCGTCTTTTTTTGCCTCTAACTTTACCATTAATTTTTACTCCTTTTTATAAATTATTTTTTTATTCATAAACAGCGCGTCTTCTGTATGGCCATCCACTCATACCATTATTAAACCCGCATCCACATTCTGAAATATAAGCCCCACAATCTAAACAATGTGTTTCATGTCCACTACAATAAGGCGTTCCACAAGGAACATGTTCATAATAATTTGGGTCTAAATTTTTATGTTCACATTTTAATACCTTATCCCAAAATTTATTATTCATTATTTTCCAACTGAATGTTCTTACCACTAAAATTATACCCCTCTTTCACTAAAAACTTTACCAGTTTTTCAGTATCAGAAGGATGCGTATGTATAATACATGTTTTACCATTACCAGATATAAAAGTAATAGGCCCCATATTACTTACTTCCACTTTAATTTTTGAAGTATCTATTGCTACTTCTGACATAATTATTCTCCTTTTATTTTTTATAAGTCCTCAATTTAGCCAATTCCCATGTATAATCGTATAGATGAAGTCCCTTGCTTGAGGCTATAATTTCTCCATCCTCCACACCTATTTCTCCGGCCATATATTCCTTCAATAATTGTATGCCACCTAAATTAGCCGGAAATCCACCCCAAAGATCCCATGAACGAAAATAGACGACAAAATTCAACTTGCCGTCTCTTATCCTAGTATCTATTAATCTCAAACAAGGTGGGTCGTTGCTTTCTATGTCTGTTGGAATACCTATTTCCATACAAGCTTGGTTTGTATTAAACCCATCTCGTTTATACATACGAATAACTTCGTCAATCTGATTTACTTCATAAGTATCTCCATATTTTCTGGTTACCCAACCAGA